AAATATATTCATCTCACAAAGATACGAAAAATATTTGAATTATCAAAATAAATCACCCCAATCTTCACCTTCACCAGCCTTTGAATAATCAGTAGGTCTGATAGCGAAGAAATCGGTATGAGTTAACCCACCGGTTAGGTGATAGAACCACTCTAAATTTTCTGCTTTTTTCTTATTGTATTCGAAGATACTTTCGTATCCAAGTTCTTGTAGTTTTGTATTTGTTCTTGCTTTGATAAATTCTTTCAAATCAGATGCTGATAGGTTTTCTAAATCACCCATTTCGAACATTTTATCAATGAAGCGAGATTCTAATTCTACAATAAGTTTGGCTGCCTCTTCGATAGTTTGTTTACTAGCCTCTTTCAAATCAGGAAATTCATTACACATTTCTCTGAATAGTTGGCAACCCATTTTGGAATGGAGAGATTCATCCCTTACACTCCACTTCATTTGTTGTCCGATACCCTTCAATAGATTTCTCATTTGGAAGGAGTAGAGAACGGCAAAAGAGGAGTAGAGAGATACTCCCTCTGCAAATGCGGAGAAGATTGCAAGTGAACGAGCTACCTCTTTTCTTGCTTCTGGATTTGTATCCAAATCTTCATGTGTCCAATCTGCGGATGTTTGAGTTAGGAGTTCAAACTTTTCAGCGATTGCAGGTTCATGCAAAAATGCTGAAAAGTCATCCAACCCCAATGTTTCGTTTAAGTAAGAATATGCCGTTGCGTGGATTGTTTCTTGGGAACCAAACATCATAGCCATCTGCTTAATCTCATGCTTTGGGAACCATTTGGTTACCATAGTAGTCCAATAGTCAGATACAGCACATTCAGTTTGAGCAAATCCCAAAAGAATGTTACCAACTAAGTTCTTTTCTTCTTTAGTAAGGTGTTCGTTCCAATCTTTGACATCACCTTGCATTGGAATTTCGGTATGTAACCAAAACGCCTGTGCTTGTTTCAACCAACCTTCGGTATAGTAATCTGGGTATTCAAACGGTTTGAAAGGAATTCTTTCGGTAAATAATCTGCTCATAGTTGATAACTTATTTAGATTCTTCGACTGATGCCTTTCTATAATCCGTTACCAATTTTTTCATTTCACCGATATGCTTACGAGCACGTGATTTAGCTGCTTTAGTAGTTCCGTTGTGCTCTGCCTCAAATTGAGTATATAACTCTTTAATTTGTTCGAAAATTTCTTGCGATGTTGCCATAAATTTTATTATTTTTAATTATTAGATTTACCAACTCTTTTTTAAGTTGGGTGATTATAACTATTGTATATATGAGAAAAAAAATCCATTTACAAAGTTAAATTTTTGGTTTTTTCTTTTTGGTAGGTTTTACAAATTTTGATACTTATCCGAAGTTTTCAACATACTTTTTGTGAAGTAGTTTTTTCTCAACAGCTTCTCCATTTGCGGATTCTTTTTGTGTGATGATTCCATCCGATGAATTACCATCGTAAACCTCAATGAATCCTTTGTTGGTATCCATCTTTGATGGGAAGGTAATCCCATCTGGTCCAAAACGATTCTTCATAATGTGGAATCTGGCAGTATTGTTCAACTTATCTTTTGATTTTCTACTCACACTCATAATGAAGTCAGCGTTCATTACCTTAGCGTAAGAATCTGCAATCTTATCCGCTTCGATAACTTCAGAATCAATACCTGAACGATTGGTTTGGGATGCTGTCCAAATTGGAATTCTCAACTCACCACTCATACCTCTCAACTCAATGTAAACACCACCTTGCTCACCATAAGTTGAATCGGATTTGTTGGAGTGAGAAAGTAGAAGGTCAGCGTAATCGATAATGATTAAATCAGGTCTATTACCAGCTGCAATCATCTTCTCAATGTGAGCTTCTACCTTTTTAGCAGATACACCTTTAGGTGGGAAGTATTTGATTAAAAGTTTACCTTTCAATCGTTTGATTTTATCCAATACCTCTTCTTTCTTATCTTTCACATCTACTGATGGAATTTGAGTAAAGACGGTATCGTATCTCTGTCCCACATAGTGTTCTGAAAGTTCCAAAGAATAGTGTACCACATTAAGTCCAGCTTTCACAGCGGCTGCTCCCAATGCACATAGTACCCAAGTCTTTCCAACCCCAGAAGGTGCTACCACTACCCCCAATTCGCCAGGTCCCAATCCACCATCCATCAATTCGTTAATACATTCCCAATTAGTTGGTACAGTATTACGATTGATTTCTTCAGTTCTATCCATAAAATCAAGAACATAATCATGTCCCATTTCGGTATCTACACCAACTTTCATTGCTTTATCTACCAACTCTTTGATTCTATCATAAGAACCTGCTTTCAATAAATCAACCGATTGAACGATTGCTTGTTTTATATTCTGATTGATACAAAAATTAGAAAACTCTTTTTTAACATATTCCAAATCCGAATCACCAACCTGAGTAAAAACTAACTTTAGTTGGTCAACAATTCTTTTTTGAAATGCCTTATCATCCATCTTAGATAGTTCTACTTTGAACACATCTAAAGTTGGTGGCTTTTTGAATTCGTTATAGTAATTAACGATTTCATCTAAAATCCACTTATTAGATTCGGATTCAAAAAACTTAGGATGGATAATCTCATTAAGTGTATCCAATAAACGGACATCGGTTATCAATGTTGATAACACCTTCGTCTGAAAGGATTGTCCGTATTTGGATAATGTATCTATATCTTGCATCTATAACTTAATTTGAGTTCACAAAGATACTAAAAATTTGTGAGTTATCAAAATTATTTTGTAATAATATTGTGAAATGTTGATTGTAACCAATCGTTAATGTCCCGCCAATTTTGGAGAACTTTGTATTTTGCCCCAACTCGTAAGAAATCAAGTTTGTTAAATTCAACATCATCTTCTCTGAATCTATCTAATATCTTTAGTTTCTTTTCAGTTGGAATATGTGGTTCATCTAACTCCATTAATCTCTTATTCATCAAAAGTTGGTCTTTTGCTTCTAAGATATCAGTATAGAGTTTAATCTTTCCCTGTTTATCCTCACACAATTGGAATAATTCATCATGTGTGATTAGTCTATCTTCCGAAAGCTCAGGAAATCTCTTCAAAAGGGTTTTAATACCACATCCTTTGATGCCTGGTATGTTATCGGATTTATCACCATCCAAAGTTCTATACAAAAGAAGGTTTTGTGGCCAGATTCCAAACTCATCAAATACAACCTGTCTATTATACATTTTCTTTTTAGTTGGTGAAAAAACACTAACTTTATCAGAAACTAATTGTAGGAAATCTTTATCAGTTGATACAATAACCACCTCACCATCTAACTCATATTGAGTATGTTGTGTAAGATATGCAATAGTGTCATCTGCTTCAATCCCATCATAAATCATTGTTTGAACTGGTAGATAATCCAACATATCGTTTAACCAAACGAATTGCTGCCTCATAGATAACTTTTCTTCCTCCTCCGTCATCATATCCCCATAGGCACGATTGACTCGAAATCGGTTTTTAGCTCTATCAGCTTTGTATCCTTCGTGGATTTTTTTTCTTGATTTAGAACCATCTTTACCATCAAAAGTTACAATAACTCTTGTTGGGTTAAATTCTCTGATTTGGAATCCAATTGATTTTAATGAACCAATAACTCCACCCGTATGGTCACCATCCTCATTCATTGTGGGGTTGGTTGTCCAGCTACGGATGAAGGTATTTAGTCCATCAATAACAAGAACTCTACTATTCCTTTCACGAAGATGATTGGTTTTGTGTTCCTCACTAACTTCGTTGAGGATATCTTTGTAGAGTGCTTTCATTATGTTGTTGTTGTAGTATAACCATGTCCGTTAATCAATCCAGTGTTTCCAGAAAGATATTTATCAATTGCTTCCAATCTATCATCAGCATCTACCAACATCTGAAGTGCTTCTTCAGCGTTTTCGTAGAAATCTTTTGTAGAATGGTCACCAATTCCGGCTGGATGGTTCTCCAACAACTCCAATGTAAGGAGTGCTTTTGCTTTATCTGCTTCCGCAGATGTTCGTAGCATGTTTGCTAATTTACTCATAACTTATTATTTTTTAATCTCCAATTACTTCTGAATCGGTTACCAAATTATCGGTATCCAATGAATCTTTTTTGTATTGTAGAATAGTTGCTTCACAAATTCTTTTGTAAATCTGCTCCTCCAACTCTTTGTTGGTTTGCATCAATTCAGGAAAATCTTTGGCTTGGAATTTGAATTCTTCACCAGTTTCAATATCCACATATGTGTACCAAGCTCCACCCTGAGTAAGGATTTTGTTATCCTTCATCATTGCTAGCCAAGCTCCATAGTTATCAATTCCTCTATCGAAGAATATATCGAAATCTGCGGAACGAAGTGGTGGTCCCATTCGGTTTTTAACAACCTGACACCTTACTTTGATACCAACAATTCTATCACCACTACTTTCTTTCACCTTAATAGTTCCCATACTCTTCAATCTCAAACGAACCGATGCGTGGAAAGCGATTGCTTTACCACCAGAAGTAGTCCAAGGGTCGGAGAATGGCATTGCGTTCATCTTCTGTCTTAATTGGTTTGTGAAAACCAAAGTGATTTTCTGTCTACCAATTAAGTTAGTGATTTTACGCATTGCCTTTGAGATGATGATTGCCTTATCCGTAGCGTATCCATCCTTACCATAATCAGCTTCCATCTCCTTTTCAGTTGATGCTGCTGCAACTGAATCCACTACGATAGTAACCATCTTATCTTTCGATGCAACTCGTACTTTTTCAATAATGGTTTCAGTATATGCGAAACATTGTTCCACAGTTTCAGCTGCTACATATAGTAATTTAGATACATCTACACCGATTACTTCCAAGAACTCTCTACTTACCGCATTTTCGGTATCGATGAGTACCGCTACACCACCTTGCTTTTGTGTTTCAGCAAGGAGGTGAGCAGATACTAATGATTTTCCAGATTGTTCTAGTCCAGTAATTTCGGTGATTCTACCAACAGGCAATCCACCATAAGGGCGATTAGAAATGGCAACATCCAACATTGATGCTCCAGTTGATACCCAACCGGTTACATCGGTGGGTGCATCCCCACCATCCAAAAAGAATGCTACTTTTTGGTCTTTAGCTTGTTTGTTAAGGGATTCAGCTAAGATATTAGCTAAATCACCTTCTTTAGTTGTTTTTGCCATAAATGTAACTTATTAGTTGTTGAATAGGTCATCAAATGCAGATGCCACATCATCCATTTTTTTACGGTCCTCAACAGGAACTGCTTGAGGTGCAGGTGCTGCTACCGCTTGGGGTGCTGGTGTTGATGTGGGTGCTGAAAGAGTTTGTTCAGTTACACTCTCTTCACCTTCTTCACCAGTTGGATTCAACCAACCTTCCAATACACTTTTCAATTCAGCGTAAGAAAGTTCTTGGTAGATATCAGTAATGTTTGTCTGATTATCCAAAAAGTTTTGAAGTGCTGCTGAATCTTCAGAAAGTGCAGTTTCTTTTGGCTTCATACGGATGGTAGTTACAGGGTAAGATGTTCCTGCTTCTTCGGCCGATACATAATCGATGGTGATATCTCGTCCAACTTGTGGGTCGGTGATATCTCCGTAATCTGGGTCAGCGATGTAACCCAATAGTTCTTGGTAAACGGTCTTACCAAATCCCCAAAACTTTACACCTTCATTCTCTTCACCACGAACGATTACAGGTACAAAAGTACGGAGTTTTGGCTCCATTTTTTTGGCTGCTTTCCAATCCTCCTTATCACCCATTCGCTTCAGTTTGTCAGCAAATTCGACAATGGGGTCAGGACGCCCAAAGGACATCGGTGAAAGATAAGATTTGTTGTTAATGTTGTAGTGGAAATAAAGTTCAATGAAAGGGTTTTCTTTGTTGAACTTGTAGGGAACGATTCGTACTTGTGTTTTCCCTGGTGATGGTTTCCAAAGGTTGTTCTTTGTAGTTCCAGTGTTTTGGAGCTTGTTCAAGCGTCCACGGATTGCGTCTAAGTTAATAGCCATAATTGTTTAAG